TGATATCCACCTCACTTGCGTGTCCCAAGCTCATGATCCCATCGAGATGATCAAGACCTTGGCCCGCATGGAGAGCGTTCGATCCGTAGAACTGGTTGATTCCAAAGGCAACGGACTCGTAGTCCACAAACAAAAATGAAACAGTCCTCAACACACGACCTCGTCAACGCGCTCAATATCCTCTCAGCCGAACTAGATACCCAAGATGGAATCCCCAATGCGCTCTGTGCCGAAGCAGCCGGACGTCTCCTTGAGCTGGTCCAGCTCACGAGCGACCTTACAGCACACATCATCTCTGTAACTGTATCCTGGCTCGCCTCATCACCTCATGAAGACCCCAAGGCAAGAGCAACCCTGGTACGAATCCCGCCTCTCAAATAACAAGAAACCTGGTCCCATAACCGAAGAAGAACGAACCATCATCACCGATGAGAACCGCCGGCTCATCGAGCAGTCCGCTCAGATAATTGCTTGGGGCATCGCTAAAGGCTGGATCGCTTACCCCGAACCAATAGAACGTCGCATATGGAAAATCCCTCAGCTCTCCCACCCTCCCGGTTCGTCAATCGATCCAACCCTGGAGTCGTAGTCACAGTCCTTCATGTTGGCCAATATCGGCTCGCAGAACTCAAAGCACCCGTCATCATCTACCAAAGAGGCAGCAACATCTACGTTCGCCTCACCTCGGAATTCCACACCAAATTCAAACCCTATGAAGAAAGCTAAATCCAAGCCCGCCGCCTACGCCGCCAAGCCCAGCACCAAAAAGACCGGAACCTATTCCCCCAAAACCCAAGCCATCAAACGGCTGATGAAGATAGACAAAATGAAGTAGCCCCCAACGATCGGTCCCAAACAAACAACGACAATGACACCGCACCAACGTGCGGCCCTTTGGCTTTCCAAGGTGCCGCCAGCCGTCTCCGGTCAGTCCGGACACTCAACTACCTACACCGCCGCCGTCGGCCTCGTACACGGCTTCCAGCTATCCGAGGCGGACTCTCTAGCCCTGCTCTCAAGCTGGAATCAATCCTGCCAACCACCTTGGTCCGATCGCGAACTCATCCACAAGCTCCGCGAGGCCGCTTCCAAGTCTCACTCCAAGCCAGCCGGCCATCTCCTTCAGTCCGGATCCGCCCCTTCAACCGCTCCATTCGATATCACCAAGGTCTCCTTCAAGCGACCGTCACCAGCGGTTGCGCCCGATCCTCAAGCCAGCGAGTTCAAGCGGTTCCTTCAAGCCGCCTTCGCTCCCACCGAAGTCGTCTGCATCTGTGACGCGGTCGAGGAGGGTAGGCCAGTCACTGCGGGATCATTCATCCCCATCGAGGAATGGATCGCTCGCTTCGATGATCCGGCATCCCGCATCCTGTCACCGGAACGCGAGGGGATCTTTGTCCGCATCAATCCCTTCAAGTCCAACCTCTACAGCGGCTCCGACAACGATGTCAGCGCGTACCGCCATGTCCTGGTCGAGTTCGATGACAAGCCCAAGGCCGAACAGGAGAAGCTATTCCGCGATTCGGGCCTCCCGATCACCGTACTCATCGATAGCGGTGGTAAGAGTATCCATGCCTGGGTCCGCGTAGATGCGCCCAATCGCAAGGAATGGGACATTCGCCGGGATATCATCTACAGCAGCATCCCGGGCATCGATGCCAAGAACAAGAACCCCTCGCGCTACTCCCGGCTCCCCGGCGCATGGCGTAGTCCTACCTCCCAGCAGAAGCTGTTGGCCACTAACCTCGGCTCCGCTTCATGGGAAGACTACCTCACCTCCCGGGAGACCGATGACGACAAGTCCACGGTGGTCACCATCAAAGACCTCATGGACTTCGATCCGGACAACGATCCGGATAATCTGATCGGCAATCGATGGATCACCCGCGGCTCCTCCATGATCATCAGCGGTGGTACCGGGATCGGTAAGTCTAGTCTCATGATGCAGGTCATTATCCGCTGGTGCCTCGGCCTCGACTTCTTCGGAATCAAGCCGGTGAAGCCATTGAAGATTGGGGTCATCCAGGCCGAGAACGACAAGGGCGACCTCGCCGAAGCATTCCGCGGGGTGGTGCATAAGAGATTCAGTCTCGATCAGATGAACCAGCTTCAGAAAAACCTAGAGTTCAGGACCGAGACCGTTCGTACCGGTGACCAGTTCCTCGCCTACGCCCGCCGCTTCATCCACCGCTCCAAGCTCGATCTCATCGTGGCCGATCCACTCTTCAGTTACTTCGGAGGCGACCTCAGCGATCAGTCCGAGGTGTCGATATTCCTTCGCAACAAACTCCAGCCCATCCTCCACGAGACCAAGGTCGCTTGGGTCTGGATGCACCATGTAGCCAAACCTCAACGCAAGGATGGCGGCGAACCACTCACCACAATGGAACTGGCCCACTCAGGCTTCGGCTCCTCCGAACTCGCCAACTGGGCGCGTGAGATAGCCGTTCTCCATGAGGTAGGCCAATCAAAGCCTCGACGCTTCCAGCTAGCCTTCTGCAAGCGGGGAGGGAGGATTGGACTCCCGTCCCCCATTCTCAATCTTCAACACTCAGCCACCGGCATCCAGTGGGAAGAGTCCAACCCCCTCGCGTTCACGGGAGCGGAACTGAAGAAGGAGAAGCCTTATCGCCCTCAGCCAAGGCGGCGCGCATAGCCTTGAACCAGTCTTCTCCATCAGCCGCTTTCTCTTCGGGGGGAGCGGCTTGTTGCTGCTCTGGTTCCGGATCATCCTTCGAGTCGGCCACCTCCTCATCCTTCCTGCCACCCTTGCGCCGGCGCAACAAGACCATCTCGTTCTTCACCTTCCGAAGCTCCGATCTCAATGACGATATATCACGCTTCAACTCCGTAACAACACTCATCAATAGTGATATCTTATCCACCTCCTCGGCAGGCACCCAATCACATCCACGCCACTGACGATGGATACGATCGTATATCAACACCGCGCTCTTCAGATGGCGCATCGAATCAAACGCACGAATCGCACGGCCCAATTCACACCTCATATTCTCGCGGATGTGGGCCACAACCTCGGATCGTGTCGGATCGGCATCGTGCCGCATGGGCGGCATCAGGCGGAACATGGCGCGTAAGGTGGAACCGTTGTCTAAGTAACTCATGAGAGAACCAAGGTCACATGTCTCAAGACACCCGTCAAGTATCCAAAAGGAACTTCCGATCACGGTAGCACAAAGTTCCCAGCCCCCCCCGCTATCTCCCCTAAAAGGGAGTTCCATACTCCCTTAAAAGGGAGTCAATAAATGCTGCGCCGCTACGCTTTTGGGGGACTTACGCCCCCCGCGGCGGCGGCATTTATTGCGAACCCCAACTGATTACGAAGTATCGGGTATAAGGTGGTTGTGATGGATGGATATGGATGTCGATTGCTGGAGTCTGGAGGGGTCTAGGAGCGCGTTTGATGGTTGGGGAGTGTGTGGATAGCGGAACCCCATTGAGCGGCCATAGCGCGGGCGATGCCGGGATAGGTCTTGGAACGCTCCTTCCAGCGGGTTGGACTGGGACCGAGTTTGTTCTGGCCACTGGGGGTTTGATTGGCCCACCTACCGGATGGTGGTAGCGGCAGGATGTCGGTGGGAACCAGCGGGGGTAGGTTCTTGAGCCAGAGACAGGTGCGCTTGCTCGCGTCATCACCGAACTGATACGGCTGGATAATCTGCGTGGGTTTGCATATACGAGTGTTGATAGCACCTATTGGGTTCTCTATTGCTATACGGGGGATGCCGCTATTGATTAACAGGCGCACGAAATCCAGTGCTTCCTCGGTCAGCTTGGGGTCGCGAAGTCCCCGCGTAGTCCAGTGCATGCCGCTTCCACAGAGGTAAGTGCAGGGCGGGAACGCGATCAGCATGTCCCAGTGCTGCTTGAGGAGATCCCTCACATCACCGCGGTAATGCTGGCCCACCGTGTCTGACTCCTCGAAATCGCAGCTCCACGCATCCCAGCCTCGGGCCGCGAACTCATCGCGAACCCGGCCACTGTACTCACACGCCACAAGGATGCGGGGTTTCATTGAACCTCCTCCGCTACCTCCACACTCAGGAACTCCCACCCGTAGCGATGAGCGTCCTCCTCAGCAGCCTCGCGGGCCTCGCTGATCGGTTCATGGTAGCTGAAGTCCTTCACGATCTCTCCATCCGGCTTGCGGAAGGTGGCGACAATGCTGATCACAGCGCACCTCCCTTGGAGGCCACTGCCTTCCATCCCGTGTACCGGGCATCGCAGTACACCAAGACATCGCAGACCGAAACACCGGGCACCCGCACCACAACACCGAACGGACGCTTCTGGGTCCGAACCGCCACCATCCCAGCAGTCTCCGCTGACTTCCGCAGGTACTCGTCATACCCACTCCAGTCCTCGTACTCACGCTCGTCCATCCACCTAGACTTGGCCTGCTGCACAGAACCGTTGATCTTGCTCGCGTAATCGCTGATCAGCGCGATCAGCTCTTCCTTGGTTTGTTTCATATCGTTCGTTGATTTACCACCGCTCCATGCGGCGATGGGGTGAACCTACCGCACCATGATCCACCTCGTCAAGGGGTAATCTTTCATGGCATGGAAAAATCCCTGTACCCCCGATTCCCGATTCTGGAATTCCGAATTCCGAATTCCGTATGGCGTATGGAGAATCCCGAATACCGCACCATGAGATCGCGGGGCGGTGGGCGCACATGAGGGGCACATGAGCGGGCGACGGGGGGGCGCGGACACGGGATGTCCAATGCCAATAGCGGGGTGGGACATTCGATGTCCTGGGGGGGGGATCCTGGTGGCCTAGTGTTAAATCCGGAACCGGGACTATGGGCGAAGGAAGGAGGGGGATCGATGGCCTACTGTTAGACAAGCGGCAAGCGGCCCAAGGAAGGAAGGAAGGCGGGCGTCGGGTGTCTACACCCTCGAGGCAACAAAAAACCCCGCAGGGTTGAACCTACGGGGCGTGGTGATGGACTCGGGATTTACTTACCGTTTCCGGCTAGGGCACTTATGACCAGCAGGAGGGTGAAAAGCAAACACAGGGCTAAATAGCCAAGGACGCGGAGTAAGGGCTTCATGGGATCAGAAAACCCGAACAACGACGCCGTCTGTGAATTCCAAAGCCTGCGTCCGATTCTCGAGCCACTCGAGCGGGGTCTCGTCTTTGGAATCGATTCCATCCTTGAATCCGAAAGCGGTGGCACCTTCCAAAGCGGTGGAGAATTCTTGCCACTCACAGCAAATCGCGATGGGATCGAGTTCCAATTCTTCGCCCGTGTCGTCTTCGAATGCTTCGAAGTACTCGAACAAAGCCCGCAAAGCGGGGTAAGAGAATTGATTCTCGCGCCCGTGGGCGCGGAAGGCATCGATGAAGGTATACTCTGTAACTATGGTTTTCATGTGGTTTGTGAGGGCATCAATTGCCCGTGCAACCCACGCTTGCGCATGGGCTGACCGGAGAATTCAAGCTTCGATGAAGTGACCAGCACCCTTTCCGTGTGGCGGGATGTGGACAGACTCGAGTCCGCCCCGAGCACCTGCGCAGAGGAGACAGACGGCGCATGGCGTACCGATACGGGTGGATTCACAAAGGGATTCACCAACGCTAGCCTCGGATCCAACGCGAAAGGTTGACCAGCCAAGCGATCGGGCGATCACGAGTTCCGCGATGCTGTCCACACTGGCCATCAAAAGCGAACGCCACCCTTGCAAAGAGGGTTTTCTCCATTGGTGTGTGTAGCCTGTGTGACCGGAAGCGACACCCGCGATGGCAAGCGCAAGGGGAAGGGGGATCCATGTCGGATCACCGTATGCACCGAAGCGGACTTTGCGGCCCACGAAGCATTCAAGGGAACGCAAGGGCGCATAGTTTCCGGCCCGCCACGACTTCCAAATACCTTGGGGAGCTTGGCCGGGGTTGACGTAGCATGTCCTTTCTACTCCGAAGCGGCCGTCAACCTCGTGTCCGCGATGGACGCAAGATCCACAGATTAAGCGATCAAGGCCCGTGCGGATTGCTTCGGTGGGACTCACAGAACGGACTAGGATCCAGATTTGGATCATGTCGCCGGTTTTCCGATTGTCGGAGGGAGTCTCGAAGCCGGTCGCGATGATCACACGGTCGCGATCTTCGTGGAGAATGAAGCCGTTCAAAGTAAACCCCCAATCCATTCACAGAATGCGGGGATGGCCATCAAAGCGGCAAAGCCAAGCAAGCAAAGCGGGCCGTGGAAGCGAGGGTGAATGCGTAGTTTCATCGGATCAAATAGCGTTGGTGTCGATGAAACGGGCGGGAGCGGGAGCGAAAACGAGATTAAGAACCCAAAGGCCCGCGTCTTCGTCGCCTTCGATTCGTTGGTCGTCGCCAAAAATGGTGACTCGATTGGGAAACGTGTCGTAGTCAACGTCAACGAAACGGGAGCGTAGGAAGCTGATCGCAGCGTCAACGCTGGTGAACGGCATGGCGACATCAACCGGGAGCGCAGTGGCCACGCTATCGGCGACTGCAGTGACGAGTGATTCGTTGGTGAAGATCCTTGTAAGCTCTTCAATATTGTCAGCGGTGACGGTGAGGCCTAAGCCTAGGTCAACGCATTCGGGGAATAGAGTGTCGCCTATTTGAAGCGATCCGGTGAAGCCGTCTTTAATGTTTTGCACGGGGCGAGAATGCGACGGTTCACGAGACAAGTCAACTCGGGAATACAAGGAAGAGAAAAAATGCTATCGGGGGGAATGGCGAAGGTAGGGGCAAAAAAAAATTTAGGGGCTAACCTGGCGATCGGTTCAGGGGTAGGACATGGAATGTCGGAGGGGGGGAAGAAGAGGGTAGGGAGACCCGAAATCCAGATATCTGCGGAACAGAAAAAAACAGCAACTCGAGCGGCTTACTTGGGTATGCCGGAAGATAGGATCGCGATCATCTGCGGATTTGCGTCCGGCAATCCAACTGGATGGGGGCAATATCTCATTCGGCATCCGGAGTTCAAACGGGAGTTAGAAACCGCTCGCGTCACTGGCGAAGTGGAGATGCAAGGAAGGGTTCTGGATGCGGGTAATG